GCATCTGAACTTGTAGAGGTAGCAGACTAATGATAGATAATCCAAGAATAAGAGGTATTGATTGGCAAGGTCTCCAAAAAGGAGATCTTGTACCCCATTACCAAGTTAAAGAATTTTTCCATAGCATTTTCCCAGACAAAGAATGGGATGATTTCAGCATGGTAAAAGTCATTGATAAATTAATGAAACTGCGTGAAACAATTAATAGACCTCTAATTATCAAAGAGGTTTATAAAGATCAATCTTTACGAGTTCTTACTGATAAAGAGAGTGTAGATTATTCTGCACAACAAGCTAATGCTGGTATTAAAAAGCATCGTAGACATACTCGTAGATTGTTTACTCACATCAACAAAGACAATCTAGATCCAGCAAAACAACGTGAGTTGGAAACAAAACAAATTCATCATGCGTTCATAGCTTCTGCTGCTGATGGTGCTAGAAAAGAATCTTTGCAGTTACAAAGAAAGGGAGAAAGACTACCTAAGTCTTTGATAGAAAAAACAGAGTTTAAGAAATCTTCTTAGCGACTCCATTCCTATCTTCTTATCGCACCTTCTGTCTTATCATCGCCCAGTTATGTGATTTCCTTTATTGCCTAATTCCTCAACTTCATTCTGAACACCTTGATGTGCTTTTGCTCGGCTCAAACCAATCGTTATGGGTGTTACGATAAACCCTTTTCAACATCTCTTGTAGGTGCAAGAGCCAAAGAGATGATTTTGATTCGCCTTAACTCACTGTGGCTCCAAGTAACTCAGATCTCCTCTTTATCATTCTGCGTATTGTCACTCATAGTGGTGCTTCTC